AAAGAAACGGCCCGACGCCGGAAATCAAAATGAACTTCATCGGCCAGCACACGCTTTTCAAAAATGTGACCGAGAAGGCTTACAGCAACAACCAGAACGAAAGACAGAAGTAAAAAATAACACTATGACAATCAGCCACAAATCCACACGCAGCATCACGGAATATCATTTCCAACTCACCTCAGACATCGCCGCCCCAAAGTGTCCGGACACTTTGGGTAAGGTGGTGATTACCTTTGAGAACGGAAAATTTTCTCGGTGCGATTTCCCGTTTAAGGGCACCTATAACCGCGAACAATGGTCGATGCTGGCGGAGATCGAGAGCGAGATTCACCGCATCGAGCTAAGTCTTTTGCGATGAGCGAATCGGTAAGCCGTGAGTGCCAGTCGGTGTGAACCACGCAAGGATGCCGAGTCTGAACGGAATTTACGCGCATGGTTCAACATAAACAACCTATCTCTGACAGGTCTCCACTAACCACGGATTCAGAGCCGGGGCGCGACGGACACGCGCTTTCCAACCCTTAACCCCATACAACACCCATAAATATGACAATAGTATCTGATTCAGCGATAGCATGCCCCGCCTGTCACCGAGAGTGGCAGGATCACCCCGGAGTTGCACATTGTTGCAAACTCGCCACCGACCTGGCTGCGAACCTCCGCGCCGTCCTCACCTACGCAAAACCACCGGAATACACCCGAGACATCGGCGAGCAGGAGGTTTTCTACGACCTCATGGAAAATGCCAGGCGGTTGATCGTGAAGGCGCGAACTTTTGAAAGTGAATTATGAGTGACGAACAAAAACACGGGGTCATGCTCGGCCAGATCGCCTGCTTGGTTGAGGAGTTCTGCACCGCAGAAGAAACCACATTACAAGGCGTGGCGCATCTCATGGCTAGGTATCATGAGCTTCGAGCAAAGCAGGCATGGGATTTTGTCGATCAACTCAAAGAGGAGGCCAGCGATGAGTGAATTTTTAAGCGAAAACCGGCGACTCCAAGCAGAAGTCGAAAAGCTCATCGAGGAAAACATGAACCTTACCAGCGTGATCCGCACGCTGCGGAAGAACTTGCGCCATGACAACGAGAAGCTGGAAACGGTGAGTCGTGAGCTATGGCTTTGGAAAAATGGGAGATACCATCTCGATTGCGTAGCAACTGAAGACTGCAAGAGTGAAGCGGAGGTGAGGGGATGACTCCGAACGAAATGCTTTCCATGATCGCGCAGCTCCGGCGCGAGCGCGACGAGGCGAGGGCCGATGCGGCCAAAATTGCGGACATTTTGTCCGGATTAGAACTTCGTTCGACTGAGGAGTTGGCGAGGCTGGAGCAAGAACGCAATGAGGCTCGGGCTGTTGCCGACGAGTTGGCCAGCGTCGCTGCTCATTGCCTTGGATGGCATGACCACGAATCGACTGACGCTGCCATAAAAATTGCCGCTGCGTTGAAGCGCTGGAAGAAATCCAAATGAACTCCCTCCGCGACTACATCGCTTTTCGCCGGATCGACGCCACCCATGCGCTCAACCTCCTGCAAGATGCCGGAGTTATCTCCGACCTCTGTGTGACGGTCGATGATGTTGGCGATGCTGGGAAGGCCGTCGCCTGGTTAAGCCTCCATGAAGATGAACTGAAGCCTGCCCGCAAATGATTCCCCAAACGCAAAACCCAGTTATCCCGCTCATCGAGGTCGAAGGCCGGTTGGCCGATGGGCGGTTTGTTGTTCGGTATCAAGGGCAGAAAGTCGCCGCCACCGAGGCGCAGTTGCTTGCCATTCACCGCGAGCGGGAGGAGCAGATCGCCCGCATGGTCGAAGACCCTTGGCGCTATGGCTGGCTGAATCCCGCCTGGGAGCGGGCGGATGCGGCGTATGCGGAGCTGCGGGAGAAATTCCCAAAGGGCGTCACGGAGCTGCTTATCCTCGGCGGCAACCGCTCGGGCAAGTCGCGTTACTTTGCACGGAAGGCGATGCAGCATTTGGTGAACACGCCGGGCGCGAAGGTGTGGTGCCTGCAATCGACCGAAGCGGCATCGATCCAAAACCAGCAGCCCTATTTGTGGGAGTATCTGCCGAAAGAGTGGAAACCCTCCGCCAGCGGGAAGCTCAAGAAGGGGGCGGTGGCAAATATCACCTACTCGCAGAAAGGCGGCTTCACCGAAAACAGCTTCGTGCTGCCGAATGGCTCGCAGTGCTGGTTCAAGTTTTATTCGATGGATGTTTCCTCGATTGAAGGTGCCGAGTTGAATTTTGTATGGGCCGACGAATTGGTGACGCCGGATTGGTTGGAGGCGTTGCGCTTCCGATTGCTCACGCGAGACGGTGAACTCGGCATCGGCTTTACTCCGGTCGAAGGCTACACCACCACCGTCAAAGAATACCTCGATGGAGCAAAGACGCTGGAGGAATGCGACGCCCCGCTCCTGCCGCGCTACCGCGATGGCAACTTGATCGGCTTAGAGCAAGTGCCGCGCATCCAGCAATGCACCCGCGAGAAAGCTCGCGTTGTTTATTTCCACACCTCGGACAACCCCTACGGAAACCCCGAGGCCATGGAGACGGAGCTACGCGGCAGCAACCGCGAGCGCATCTTGATGCGTGCCTACGGCGTGCCGACCAAGGCAAGGATGTCGATGTTTCCCGCATTCCGTGAAAATGTGCATGTGGTGCCGCCTGACAAGATTCCAAGAGTTGGAACGGTATATCATTTCGTCGATCCTGGAGAGGGAAAGAGTTGGGCTATGCTCTGGCTTATATTCACACCCGACAAGCGTTGCTGGATTTACCGCGAATTTCCTAACGATGACGACTACATTGAAGGCGTTGGGTATCCCGGCCCGTGGGCGGAAGCGGATGGAAAGCTGCAAGACGGCCGACCTGGGCCTGCACAAAAAGCCTGCGCGGCTTTTGGTTTCGAGGATTACAAGCGAGTGATTGATGCCGCCGAGAAAAAGGATGGAGAACAGATTGACCGTCCTGAACCTATGGAGCGCTGGATGGATAGCCGCTATGGCAACACGCCAACAATGACACATGAGGGCGTCAGCACTTTAATTGAGCAATGCTACGACCGCGTTGGCCTTGTTTTCAAAGCGACATCCGGCCAATCAATCAGCGAAGGTGTCGCCATCATAAACGACATGCTTGCCTACGACTCCGAGCGCCCGCTTGGGGCAGACAACAATCCACGACTTTTCATCAGTGAACGCTGCAAAAACCTTATATATGCGCTCAAAACATGGACCGGTGCTGATGGTAAAAAAGGCGCTACTAAGGACTGGATCGACCTGCTCCGTTATATCGCTCTCAGTGATGTAGGATATGAAGACCCTGAGACACGCAGAGCCCGCCCAAGAGGCTGCTATTGACACCCGCCCCCTATAATCAAAGTCGCATGAAACTTCTCCGCCGCCGCGATGTCATGGCCCGATTGGGCGTCACTGCAAAGCAAATCACCAAACTCATCGACTCGGGCATTCTACGCCCGATCTGCAAACGCGGCTGCCGCGCTTGGTATCGCGCCGCTGATTTAGAAAAACTCGCATGAACGAAAAACGCACCGACTTTGTGGGTTCACTTTCCCGCAACAAGAAAAAGGAAAAGGAAACGCATCCCACACACAAAGGCTCCTGCACCATCGGCGGAATCCCATACTGGATCAGCGCGTATGTGAACGAGAGCCGTGATAGCGGTGAGAAGTATTTCAAATTGTATTTTGAAGCGAAGAAAACCGAGGCCGCGCCCGCCGTAGAGCCAGTCGCCGTGCCGCTCTCCGAGTCTCCTGACATTCCCTTTTGATGAGTGCCGAAGACCTACAAGCCGCATGGTGCGTGCCTCCCGAGGAACTCTGGTTCCGCAGCGTCATCGCAAAAATAACCGACGCCATCGAAGACGCCGCCGAGATTACCTGCATGCCGCAAACCGCACAGAACCCCGGCCTGCTCGCCCACAGCGCAGGCGGCTTGGAAGCGCTTCGCACCTTGCGCGAAGAGATCGAGCGCACACGCGCCGAGGCATTCGAGTCGAAGAAATAAATATTTTCCTGACGCCAGGAAAACGACCGGCCTAAGTGGGGGAGGTGTGCTGTGCCTCCCTTAAACCGCTCACCACCTCTAGGCCGGTCAACTCCCTCCTCCGTGCTCTCCGTGCTCTCCGTGGTGAAATCTTTTTAGCCCCCGTTAGCGCCCATTTAGTCCCGTTAGCACCCGTTGCGCCCGCAGCCTCTTCCGCTCTGCAAATTTGGCGGGCAGATTCCGATTTACCGCGAGTGCTGAACTACTCGCCGCCAGTGCGTGGAACCCGTGCGTGCTGGCAACCACCTTAGTTCTGACACCGCGACTTGGACGCAACACAAACCATGGAACAGACAGAAACAGCATTCAGCATCGGCGAAGTCATCGACGCGCTGGGAGTCAAGCTCCCGACCATTGATGAGACTCCGGCGGCCCCCGAGGCCGACCAGGAAGCAGTCGCGGATGAGACCCCTACTGACAACACCCCAGAAGATCAGCCCGAAGACGCCGATCCCGCCGAGTCCACCGAGGATTCGTCCGATCCGTCCGATTCGACTGAACAACCCGAAGACGCCACCGAGGAAGACGCCGACGAGGCCGCCGAGGAAGACCCTGAGTCTGCCGAAGCACCCGCCGTGAAGAAGCTCGCCAAGCGAGTGGACAAGCTCACCGCCCGCGCCAAAAGCGCCGAGGAGCAAGCCACCACGCTGCAAGCCGAACTCGCCGCCGCCAAGGATGCGCTCACCCGCGCCCAGCCTATCGTGGTGCAAGATGCCGCCGACCCATTGGCGGATGTCACCACGCCCGAAGCCCTCGAAAGCCGCCTCGCCGCAGCCAATACCGTGCTCGACAATGTGCCCGATCTCATTGCGAAAGCCGACTACGAAGGCGGCGAAGTGGAAGTGCCTATGGGAGACGGCAGCACCCGCAAGTTCACAAAGCAAGAGCTTCAAGAACGCCTGCGAGTCGCCCGCCAGATTCTCAAGGCCGAGCCCGCCCGCCGGAACTACCTCGCCCAGCGCGAGAGTTTCCAGCACGAAGCCCGGCAGGTTTATCCCGAGTTGTTCCAAGAAGAATCCCAGGCCAGGCAAATGATGATGGCTACGCTGCAAGCGTATCCCGGCATCGCCAAGCTACCGAATCTGGAGCTGATCATCGGTGACGCCATTCGTGGACAAGCCCTCCGCTTCCAGCAAGCCGAGGCCATCCAAAAGAAAGCCGCCACAGCCAAGGCCAAGCCTGCCGCACCGGCAGCCGCCAAGCCAGCCGTAGCCCCGAAAGTTGTCAGTCCCTCAGCCGCCCCCAAGACCAAATCCCAAGCCGACCCGCTCGAAGCGTTGAAGAAGTCTGGAAACCGTGACGCCGCCGAAAATTTCGTCGCATCACTTTTCAACTAACCAACCCCTAAAACCTAATCCCCCCAAACTACTATTATGGCAGCAACCCCCATCACTACAGTCAAAGGCCAGCGCGAAGATCTCAGCGACGCGATGGTCCTCATCGAACCCGGCGACACACCGCTTTTCTCCATGTGCAAAAAAGCCAAGGAGCCAGCCAATGTGCTCTTCCAGTGGCCCGCCGACCGCTACAATGACCCGCAAACCGCAGGCGTCCTCGCTAACGACGATGTGTCTTCCTTCGACGACCAGCACGCCAACCGCGAACTCCTCTCAGGCCGAATTCAAAAGACCCGCCGCAGTTTCCAAGTGGACGACCTCGTTGAGCAAGTCTCTGATTTGGCAGGTGTTGGCAAAAAGCAAGCCTTCAACAAGGCCGCTGCCAAGGCCCTCGTCGAATTGAAGATCGACATCGAAGCCATCATGGGCTCCGACAACGACAGCCAAGTGCAGTCCGGCTCGAACCCCTACAAAACTCGCGGCATTGGCGAATGGATTAAAGCCACCGCGCAGGCCGATACAGCCACCGCCGTTCCCGCCGCGTTCCGCACCCCTGCCGCGTCGATCAACACGACTGCCACCACTTCTCTCACCGAGAGCAATGTCATCGATGTGCTTCAGTCCATCTACGGCGTGCGCCGCGCTCGCCGGAACTACGACCTCGTTTGCGGCGTCGCCCTCAAGCGTGCGTTCACAAACTTCATCCGCACTCAGACTGGCTCGACAAATGTCATGTCCAGCGTGCGTGCCTTCAACAGCAATGTTGAAGACAAAAAAATCGTGAACACGATTGATATTTATGAAGGTGACTTCGGAATTTTGAGCCTTCATGTGTCCACCTACCTCGCCCATGGCGCGGCAGCAGCCGTCTCGGCCGCTCGCGGATATGTGCTCGATATGGACCTCGTTTCCATCGGCTTCAATCGCAAGCCTCGCATGGAAGAGCTCGAAGACCGTGGCGGTGGACGCCGTGGCTTCTGCGACGCCATCTTCGGCGTTGCTGTGAGCAACCCGCAGGTTCTCGGAAAATTCGCAGCTACTGCGTAACACCCGCCCCCCAGCCCTTGCCGGTGGCCCCTCGTCTCAGGACAGGCCACCGGCAACCGGGGCTCTCCTTTTCAATAATGGAAATACTCAAAGAAGCGTTAAGCGACATCCCCGGCGAAGTGGCCGAGGGCGTAAAGAATGAACTCCTCGCCCAGTGGAACTCCAAGGCCGTGCAGGCCGACGCCCGCCAGCACCTCATCGCTGCCGACCACGCCAAGCAAGACCTCCGCGCCATCGAAGGCGTAGGCGCTTTGACTCTCTCCATCGACGCGCAGATTTACCACTTCTGGAACTGGCAACTCCCCGGTTGCTGGAACGACCCAGACTTCATCCCATGGTTTAAACGGAACTACCCCCAGTGCGTCGTCAAGTGCGGCGGCACAGGCAAGACCATGCTCCTCATGCCGGGCCTCAAAGCAGCATGACAAATCTTTTTGCCAGTTCACGCATTGCGGCGGGGTTTGTTTTCTCTGGTTATTCATACGCGCTGGCCGTAACCGCATTAAAAGCGGCCTCTGGCAACTCTCTCCTCGCATGAAATCTTCCGACGCCGAGCCAGACCGCGACACGAAGTATTGGGTAGGCCAGCTCACCGAAGCCGCTACCGATGGCAGTTGGTTCTCCGCCGTGCGGTCTCGCAACTACGATACCCGTATGTCGCTCTGGGACGGGCAGTCCTCGGACGGTCGCAAGTGGGCCAGCAACTACGGCAAAAATGTTTTCCCCTGGGAAGGCGCTGCCGACAGCCGCATCCGCCTGGCCGATCTGGTCTGCAACCGCGAGACCCAGCTTTGCCTCACCTCGACCTTCGCCGCCCGCCTGCAGATGATGCCGGTGGAGTCCACCGACGCCATGTCCCGCACCGCCGCCGAGTCTGTGCTGAAGTGGATGCTCTTCACCCACTGTGCCTCCGACCTCCGGCGCGAACTGGAACTCGCCCTCAACATCCGCGCCACCTACGGGCTCGCCATCATGGGCGTGTTTTGGAAAACGACAACTCGCATTGAGGAAAAATCCGTCAGCCTCGAAGATATCATCCTCATGGCCCAAGAGCAAGGCGACCCAAACTCACCGCTCGCCATGCTCATCGGCGCAATCCTTGATCCGCTACAAGAGGAAGTGGCAATCGAGATGGCCGAGCAATTTGCCCCCGGCACCGGCACCGCCGCCAATATCCGCAAGCTCCGCGAAGGCGGCACCGTCGAATACACCGAGCCATACATTTTCGAGAGCAAGCCCGAGTGGACGGCGCTGGAGCCTTTCAACGACATCATTTTCCCCACTGCCACCTACGACCTGCAACGCGCCCCCTGGATCGCCCGGCGCGAGATGGTGACTTGCGAGGAACTGGAAGAGCGCACGCTTACCGAAGGCTACCCCTACGAATTTTACGAGAAGGCCGAGAACTACAAAGGCGCAAGCCTGTGGCCAGTTTACTCGCAACAAAACCACAACCGCCGCGATAGCATCCTCTGGCAAGACCACCGCGACCTCGTTGAAATCTGGCATGTCTATTCCAAGGAGACGGATGAGAAGACCGGCGCGACAAAGGTCATGTGCCGCGTCATGCACCCCAATGTGGACATCTTCGCCAAGGAGGAGATTTCCCCCTACTCGCACGGCGAGTATCCCTTCATCGAGCTGGCCCGCGAGCGTGTGAGCCGGTGCATCTTGGAAGCCCGTGGCATCCCCGAGATCGTTTCGACGATGCAGGCCGAAATCAAGACCCAGCGCGACTACCGCACAGACCGCGCCGGAATCGCCATCCTTCCCCCCATGCGCGTGCCTGCCAACCGTGGCAAGCTCGACATCATCCTCGGCCCAGCCGTGCAAATCCCAGAACGCCGACCCAATGAATTTGGCTGGATGCAGCCGCCTCCTTTCGACCAAGGCACCATCGAAATCGAACGCGCCGTGCGCCGCGATGTGAATGAATACTTCGGCCTGTCAGGCGAGGGAGTCGATCCCAACTATGTCGCCCTCGTCACCCAGCATACGGTGGACCGCTGGCTCCGCGACTTCAAAGCCATCGTCACGCAGACCTACCAGCTCATGCAGCAATACATGCTGCCGGTGCAAATCCTCCGCGTCTCCGGCGGGCAGGCTCTCCCCTTCCAGGCCGACCGTGAAAGCATCCAAGGCAAGTTCGACCTCATCGTAGATTGGGACGCCAAGAACCTCGACGCAGAAGCCCTCGGCGTGAAGCTGAACTATATCAGCCAAGCCATCGTGCCTATGGATGTTGCCGGTGTCATCGACCGCGCCGGGCTCGTGAAATTCATCATGGCCGCCGTGGATCCAAACCTCGCCGACATCCTCGTCCGCGACCCTGGCCCCGCCGCCGCCATCGAGTCCAACGAAGAGCAACTCGCCTTCACGAAGATCGCCGCAGGCACCGAACCCGAACTTCCAGGCGAAGGCCAAAACCACCAGCTCCGCGCCCAAGTCCTGCAAGGCATCATCCAAGCCAACCCCGCCCTGCAACAACGCCTCCAGCAAGACGAGATTTTCCGCAGCATGATCGAAGCCCGCATGAAGGGCTTCAACTTCCAGCTCCAGCAACAGCAAAACGCCCAGATCGGCCGCCAAGGCACGCTTCCAGCGTTGCAATCCCCCCAACAACCCACCCCCCAATAACAACCCATGAGAACCGTTACATTCCAATCCGTCCTTGACGGAGCCGCTGCCCGCATCGGGCTTGACCCCACCCAGACCATCGCCGCCTCGACCGCTTCGGCGCTGACTGAATACATCAACACCCGCATCCGTTTTGCTTGGGAAGCCTACAAGTGGCCTGAACTCAGCACCGTGGAGCGCCGCCGTTTTCGCGAAGATTACAGCGCATCCGAAGTCTATCCCATCGGTGCTGAAATCTTTTTTGAAAACAACTACTGGCGCAAAGTTTTAACGACTAATGCCGGTGTAGGCCCAGACACCTCATTCAGCTACACGCTGCATGACAAGACTAAGAAATACGCCGACAATGCAATCGTCCTAAAAGACAAAACCTATTACCAAGCCAAAAAAGAAGTTATTGTAAATATTGAGGTTACTAACACTACTTATTGGGAGCCTTACAATCGGGCGATAGGTGCCGAGGCTTGGCAAATAGCCACAGATCCCGATGACTCCACTTACCCAGTATGGAGTGCATCGGCTACTTACAAACAAGGAAACCAAGTCTTACACAACGGCAAATTCTACTTTGCAAGAAGCAACATGGATGCTGGCGTCGTCCCTGGCGCAACAGGCTCAAACAATTTCTGGGTGCAGATCAAAGTTTACTCGGACTTCATTCGGTCCGTCAACTTCGAGCAGCAATTTACCCTCACCAGCTCATCCACGCCCGCCACAGCCATTGGCGAAGTCATCCATGTCTATGCCCAGGACCCTCGAATCGCACGCTACGCGGAGCGTGTGAATTTCTGGGTCACAGATGCTGGTATTATTTGCGGCTCGACGCAATTTACCAACCTCACTCCCGACGAGGTTTACATCGAATTCACGAAGCGTCCGACTATCTACAACACGAACTCCGGCGACGCCGACTTCCCCCGAGTGCTCAGTGAGTATGTCAAATTCTCCGCAGCCGCCGACGCGCTGCGCGAGGACGGGCAATTCGACAAAGCTGCCTACATGGACGGCCTTGCCGCCGACGCGCTGCAAAAGGAACTTGACATCATCGAGCTGAAGCAAGGGCAGACTCGCTTGCAAAGCAATCGCCGCGACTTATTCCCGAGCACGCCGATGCAACGCGCCTCGTCCAGTATAATCGCTGGTGCCTTAGACAAAGCCCCCCGTCAGCAGTAACGGATGAAAACAATCCGCCTCCAGCAACTCATAGACAGCATCGTGGCAAGGGCGGGGATCGACCCCGCCTTGCCCGAAGCCGCCTCAAAAGTGCATGGCCGCCTCTCTAGCGGCCAAGCAACGCTGGTCGCCGATTACATCTCTTCGGCTCTTGATGACGCTTGGACATTCTTTGATTGGCCAGAAATCTACCTCGTCGAATCCCGCACGCCGCTCGGCGCGGGGTTCGTCGAAGGTGGTTACACTTACGAAGCGGACTATGTGGACACCATTTCCTACTTTGGCCGCGCTATTGAAGGCTCCGCGCAAGACCAGCCCCTTTGGCGTATCAAGCGAATCACGACCACCGAAAGCGGCGACCTTATCAATATTGACACCGCCAACGATGTCGCGTGGACCCAGCGCCTCGATGTCTCCTATTTTGAAGATAGTGAAAATAACCCCGCCTCCGAGATTCCCTACATTTACCTTGCCAATGCCGGAGCTACCCCTATTGGCGAAATCACCGCCGTCTGGGATTCCGACCCCTCCGGCCTCGCCAACAAGCTCCGCTACACCCTCACCGCAGACCGCATCCTCATCACGGATACCACCTACGCCTCCGGCCCCGTCTTCGTCGAATTCGCCCTGCCGCAGCCGGAATTTGCGCTGTCAGACTACGACAGCAATCGCATTTATCAACCTGGCACGGTCGTTTATTTTGCCGAAAAAGGCGACTGCTACAAAGCCCTTATCGAATCTCAAGGCGAGCCGGCCGGTAGCTCGGCATGGCAAAAGCAATCCATCCCCGCCTTCCTCGCCGACTACTTAAAAGAAAAAGTCATCGGCGAGCTTTTGCTTGCCGCCGACAAGCCCGACCGCGCCGCTTACCAATTCACACGCGCCGAAGGCGTGCTGCTCCGCAAAATGGACGACGCCTGGCTTCGCCGAGGCGAGGTGCGCCGCTACTCCGCCAGCTTCCAATAACCACCCCCTTGACACCCTCTCCCATAATAAAAATAACGACATGAGTAACCCCACAATTCAGATCGCCGCCCGTTCCTCCTCAGGCATCGTGCAACCCGTCCAAGCCACTCCTGATGGGGCTCTGCGCGTCACCACAGGTTTTCCTCTTCCTCTTTACGATGCCTTCAACATTGTGCGTGTTGGCTCCACAAATAACACCGACTACACGCAGTATTCTTTCGGCGGCACAGCGGTGGCTCGCGTAAAAGTTACCTACTTTGGCGGCACGCCGACTACGGATAACGCCTCGATCTCCGGCTCGTTTATTCAGTTTCCGCCTTTCGCATAACATGGGACAGATTGCCTTTGATCCACTGACCGGCAGCATGATTTCGACCACTGCGCAAAACGCGCAGCTCGACTCATCAGGCCAACTCTCTGGCGATCTCATCCCGAGCGACTTCGACGATGTGCAGCGCTTTGACAATCTCGCTGCCTTCCCTGCCGAGGGCGTCGTAGCCCGCATCTATTTTGCTGCCGACAGCAACCTCCCATACCGATGGGACCCACCCACACTTTCCTACCAGCCCATCGTCGCCGATTCGGACGGCGGTGAGTTTTAGGACCACCCCGCAGTAACACCCCCCCAAAACATTAAATAATATGCCCTCAAATATTCGCATCAAACGCAGACTTACCGGCGCAGCTGGAGCCCCATCCAGCCTCCTTGCAGGTGAGCCAGCCTATAACAAAGTGGACGAGGTTCTCTACCTCGGAAATGGCACCACGATAGACAAAGTAGCAGGCCGTGGCGCAGTCGTCATGCTCGACGGCGCACAGACCGTTGCAGGCGTCAAAACCTTCAGCGACACCATCACTGGTTCCGTCTCTGGCAACGCTGGCACAGCCACCTCGCTCCAGACCGCCCGCGACATCTCGCTCACTGGCGATGTCACAGGCACAGCCAGCGCCTTCAATGGCTCGGCCAACGCCTCCATCTCCGCCACTCTGGCCAACAGCGGCGTCTCAGCAGGCACGCACACCAAAGTCACCGTGGATGCCAAAGGCCGCGTCACCGTTGGTGCAAACCTCGCCGCCAGCGACATCCCCACGCTCACCGCTTCCAAAGTCTCCGACTTCGACAGCCAGGTCCGTTCCAGCCGCCTCGACCAAATGGCCGCGCCAACTGCGTCCGTTTCGTTGAACAGCCAAAAGATCACCGGCCTCGCCGAGCCCTCGGCCTCCAGCGACGCTTCCACCAAAGGCTATGTGGACACAGCAGTCAGCAACCTCGTTGACGGCGCTCCCGACCTCCTCAACACGCTGAACGAAATCGCCGCCGCTATCGCCGATGACGCGAACTACGCGACGACCGTGACCACCGCCCTCGGCACAAAATTGGTCAAGTCCAGCAACCTCAGCGACCTCACCGACGCCTCGGCCGCCCGCACAAACCTCGGACTCGCCATTGGCACCAATGTCCAAGCCTACGACGGCACACTCGCCGCCCTCGCAGGAGTCACCGTAGCTGCCGACAAGGTTATCTACGCCACCGGCGCGGATCAGTTCAGCACTGCTGACCTCTCGAACTACGGCCGCAGCCTCATCGACGACGCCTCCGCCTCCGATGCCCGCACCACGCTCGGCCTCGGCAGCATCGCCGTCCAAACCGCGAACAATGTCGCCATCACCGGCGGCAGCATCAGCGGCGTCACCATCGACGATGTGACCATCGACGGCGGAAGCTTCTAGTAGCTCTCCTCCCTCCCCACAGCGGTGGCGCGGTTCACCCCGCGCCATCGCCCCACGGGGCCACTGCTTAAAACTTAATCCTTAAAACTTAAAACTTCCCAAATGGCCACGGTCATAAAACTCCTGCGAAGCACGGTCCCAGGCCGAATCCCCACCGCCGCGCAAGTGGCGCAAGGAAGCCTCGCCCTCAACCTCGCCGACCGGCGCTTGTTTTCAAAAGACCACAACAACGAAGTTTTCCGCATAGCCCGCCCCCGCGACCCAAGCGACTACCAGCTCCTGCACGCTGCGGACGGCAACCACCTCTACCTCGGACGCCTCGCCTGGGCAGACTACCCCGCAACAGGCGAACCAGACGACTCTCCCGCCTGGACCATCTACAAAATCACGACCAATTCCGCCGGCGATGTCGTCTCGGAGCAATCCGCCACCGGCGCGTGGTCGAACAAAGAAACTCTCACCTACAGCTAAAATGAAATCCACCAACCCAATCGAAATCGACGGCAAATCGTTTGACCGTTTCTCGCTCAATTTAATAGTCAGCGGATCATACAATTCCGAGGGCCAGCCAGACGCATCTGTAGTCTGCAACCTCGTTCCAACCCGCATCGAAGGCGACATGGTGGAAACCGCCCCGCAGCACGCCCTCAACATCCGCCTCGGTAAGCTCGACCAGGCTGACGAGCCGACTCTCGCAGCCGTGACAGCAATTCACGCCGCTCTCCAAACATTCATCACCTCAAAAGGAATCTAATACTATGGCAAACGCACGCGCAATCGCCTCCGGCAACTGGAGCGCAACCTCGACATGGAACGGCGGCGTCCTACCCGGCAACGGCGATACCGTTTACGCAAATGGGTTCACGGTCACAATCGACCAAAATGTGGACATTGGCGGGGCAAATAACCCGACCGTGACCGCAGGCTCTTTTGTAGCTGGCCAATGGTATGAGATAACCAGCGCAGGCACGACGACCTTCACCTCCATCGGCGCAGCCTCAAATGCCGTGGGAACCGTATTTCTCGCCACCGGAGTCGGTAGTGGCACAGGCCAAGCCCGCGCTCGCGCTACGCTGACGACTGCATCAAATACTGCCGCAGGAGCATCGGCAGGCGGTGGTTTTATTGTTAGTTCGACATGGAGTGTGCCATGCGACTTACGGGCAGGAACAACAAATTGCTTAACTCTAAGCGGATCAGCTAATTTTACACAATCCAATCTCATTCTGGTAGGAGGCGTGAACATAAACCAAAATGCTCTTGTCAATACAGGGACAGGAACAATTTCAGTAACATCCTGCACCATTACTGCAAATCAACAGATTGCTATTCAAAACACATCGACCGGATCAGTAGTCGCTAATAGTTGCGTTATGACAGGACCAACTGGAGTAGGCGGTGCGGCGATAGTCAATAGTGGAGCAAGTCCAAGCTCAATCACCATAACAGGTAGCACGATTTCAGGGGCCGCCACAGCTCAAACAATTTTGAGTTCATCAACTGGAACGGTCAATATTTCAACCTCAACAATTACTGGGGGTAGTGTTGCAAACGCTCCGACTGTAAGTATAACTGGAGCAGGGACTGTAAATATATCAAGCTCAAATTTAAATGCCGGAAGCAGCGTCCAGTCATGGGCTTTTCAATCCAATGGAAGTGCGCCGATTATTTGCACAAATTGCACTTTTACAGCATCCCCCGCAAGCAGTGCAGTAAACGCAACATCTACATCGGCTGACTATCAATTCAGTGGATCATTTATTGATGCAGTTAATGGGTTTAAGCCTATAACATGCAGCAAATTCAAGCTTGGCTTACAACCATTTAATGCCTTGACACGCTATGCATTAAGCGGCGCGGGAACATATGTGGACATGTTCACAGCCGACAACTCCACCGCACTAAACCAAGCCTCGCCAACCGATGTCCGCAGTGGCGTGGCCTATGGTATTGGTAACTCGCAGACCGGTCGCCTCACCGTCCCCGCTCGCGGGTCGGTTTCGCTGAATGTCAACTACGGGCCTTCAATGCCATTCACGGCCACCCGCAGCGGAACGACCGCAACAGCAACGCTGGCATACAGCTACCCGCTTGTAGTTGGCGATACGATCACCGTGACAGGCGCATCGAACTCCGAGTGGAATAGCACATACACCATCGCCTCGGTGGTGTCTGGAACATCGGTAACATTTGTTGTCCCTGCCCCCCACAGCGCCACCGCAGGCGCAGGCGCACTCATGCAGACCACTGGCACTGCCGTCCTCGATCCCGCCGCCGTGGCAAGCGCAGTCTGGGGTGCAGGCAGCCGCACCATCACGGGTGGGCTTGTGGATACCGCGACAACGCTCACGAATGCGCCCACGGTTCCAAGTGTAGTTCAAATCCGTCAGGAAATGGACGCCA